GGGGGCCAGATATAGCAGGAGCAGCAGGTAGTAAAAAGACTACTCACGTTGCAGCTGTTACAACTGGAACAGATTACATCGCAGCTAACTAAGTTTATATGGAAAATTCAAAAAAAAGAATAGAATTAAATGCTGAACAAGAATATTGTCAAACACAAATAAATGATTTAATGAAAAAACAAGCAACTCTTAATTTTCAATTAGATCAAGTAAAAGCTAGTTTGTCAGTATTTAATAGTTTGTTAGTAGAGTCTACTAAAAAAGTAGCAAATGAAGTTTTAAAAAAAGAAGAATCCAAAACATCCGAAGGGGGTAAATAATGGATATATTAGTAAATATGGTAACTTGGGTTACATTAATAGTAACTGTTTCAAGCTTAATAGCAGCAACAACATCAACACCAAAAGACGATATTTGGATTGGTAAAATATATAAATTTATAGATATGTTAGCTATAAATATTGGTAAGGCTAAAGAGAAGTAATATGTCATTTTGGAAAAAATTTATTAATTTTATAACACCTCCATCTAAAGAAGTAGAGAAAGTAACTAAAACAAAAGTTACTTCAACAAGTGGACCAATGGCTAATGTTCTTTCTAAAAAAAAGTCAAAGAAAAAAGCAATTAAGCCAACTAGAATTACTACAGATAATATAGGTGAATAATGGCTACTGTTAAAGATGCTTTAAGTGCAATAGAATCTCACGAAAGAGAATGTAAGGCATTATATAAAAGTATTGATAAAAGATTAGAAGATGGCTCAAAGCGTTTTGATAAACTTGAAATGATGCTTTGGGCTGTTTATCCTTTTATTGTTGCTAGCGTTGTAGTAACTAAGTTTTTAGGATGAGCAGACAAAAGAAGTCTACTGTAAATTCTGCAGGAAACTATACAAAACCAGGTATGCGTAAAAGTATATTTAATAGAATTAAAGCTGGAAGCAAAGGTGGTAATGCTGGTCAATGGTCAGCTCGTAAAGCACAGATGGTAGCTAAGGCATACAAAAAAGCAGGAGGCGGTTATAAATGAAAGGCGTTAAACATTATAAAAGAGATGGTACTGAACACAAAGGTAGTTCTCACAAGATGGCAAATGGTACTTTACATACAAACAAGTCACACACTAAAACAAGTGTAAAGTTATTTCATTTTAAAGATTTATCAATTAAAGCTAAAGTTAAAGCTAAAAAATAATGCCTTTAAAAAAGTCACAAAGGTCTTTAAAAAATTGGACAGATCAAGAGTGGACCACTAAATCAGGAAAAAAATCTTCTAAAACAGGAGAAAGATACCTGCCCAAAAAAGCTATTAAAGCTATGTCTAGTTCTGAGTATGCTTCTACTACTAGAAAAAAAAGAGCCGATACTAAAAAAGGTAAACAACATTCTAAGCAACCTAAGAAAATTGCTAGAAAAACAAGAGGTTACAGATAATGTATGAATATAGTTGTAAGGTTGATAGAGTCGTTGATGGTGATACTATTGATGTTGTGTTGGACCTTGGGTTTGATATTCTTTATCGTTGCAGGGTACGTCTTTATGGTATTGATACACCTGAAAGTAGAACTAGAAACAAAGATGAAAAAGTTAGAGGTAAATTAGCTGGTTCTTTTTTACAAGATGCTGTAGATAAAGGAAATAAAGTTATTATTGAAACTAAACTAAAAGATTCTAAAGGTAAATTTGGCAGAGTTTTAGGAAATGTTATTGTTGATGGAAAAAATATAAATCAATTAATGATAGATAACTATTTAGCTGTTGCATATTTTGGTCAAAGTAAAGATGACATAGAAGAAGAACATTTAGTTAATAGAAAAAAATTAATAGAACTAGGAAAGTTTGAACCTATAACATAATGGATGCTGTAGTCACTTTAATTAATGAAGTTGGCTTTCCAATAGCAGCAGCTATAGGGCTAGGTTTGTTTATTTGGAAATTAATAAATAAAATTATAGATGGAATGGAAACTAAAGTAGATGTTCTTGATGAAAAAGTAAGTGCACAAATAGCTCAGATAGAAGAAAGGCTAGGTCAAAAATTAGACTCACAACATGGTATTTTAATAGCTTTAATAGACAGAGTAAGGTCTGTAGATAATGAAATTATTAGACAAGACACTCTTTTAAAAACTATATTAGGAGTACCACAACTTATGAATACTGACAGAATAGCAAAGGCGGATAGAGATGACCAAAGAAAAGACTGATAAGGACAAGGAAGAAGCAGCAAAGGTAAGAATATTTGCTTTTTTAGTTTTTGCTTTTGGCATTATGTTTTCTTTTATATTGACTCATAATGTATACGCAGATCAGTTGGTACACAAGTTTAAGTCTCCTAGCTTTAATGGAGTAGGAACTAGTTCACACTATCTCACTATAGAAAATCAAGAGTTTTCAAGAAAGCTAACTATAAAAGAAGAGATTAAAGCCTTACAAGACGAGATAGAAAGAGAAAAAGAAAACAGTACACTTGCCAGATTTTTAAGAAACCTAGAATCCAGAGTGTATGCAGAGCTATCAAGACAGCTAGTAAACAACCTTTTTGGAGAAATTCCTTCTGAATCGGGAACAATAACTTTAGAAGGAAATACCATAGTTTATTCAAGTGATGGTATTACATTAACCTTAACTATTACGGAAGCAGATGGAACAGTTACCTCAATTACGATACCTATCGGTACTTTTACTTTTTAGTTGTTCAATAGTCGATCAGTTTGATGACACATATGAACAAAGATTAAAAGAAGATATTGTTAAAGTATCTGAATTACAATCAAAAGAATTATTTAATGTTATAACACCTACTGTTAGACCTGTAGTAGCAATTTATCCTTTATCATTTACAGATCAAACAGGACAAAGAAAAAGTAACTCAGAGTTTGCTTTGTTTAGTACAGCCATAACTCAACAACCTAGTTCATTATTAATAAGAGCTTTAAAACATGCAGGAAATGGTCAATTCTTTAGAGTAGTAGAAAGAGTAGGTTTAGATAATTTAGTAAAAGAAAGACAATTAATTAGATCAGCAAGAGAAGCATTTGCTAGTGATGAAGAAAAAAAGAAAAAATTATCACCTCTTTTGTTTGCTGGTGTTTTAATCGAAGGTGCTGTAATTTCTTATGAAAGCAATCTTGCTACAGGGGGTATAGGAGCTAGATACTTAGGTATTGGTTCTAGTATTCAATATAGAGAAGATAGCGTAGCAGTAACCTTACGCATGGTGTCAGTAGCCACAGGTGAAATACTGATAGAAGTAATGACTGAAAAAACTATATTTAGTTATGGTAAATCAGAAGATATATTTAGATTTATAGAAATGGGAACACAGCTTGTAGAAATTGAGTTAGGTAATTCTCGTAATGAATCAACAACACTAGCACTCATGAAAGCTATTGAAAGTGCTGTATTAGAATTAATAAATGTCGGATACGACAGGAGTTTTTGGAAACATGAACAAATTAAAATTAAAGAGTCTGATTGTATTGATGATGACTGTATCACTTCAATCGGCTGATAACGAAATATATGTAGATCAGTCAGGTACTGGTGCAAATATAGATTTAGAACAACTTGGTATATCAAACATAATAGGTGGACTTAGCTCTTCAGCAGGAAGTCTTACAGCTTTTGATCTAGATGGAACAGGTATGACACTTGACATTAATATGATTGGTGCAACTAATAAATTCCTTGGTGATATATGGGCAGATAGTTTTACTGGTATTTATAACTTCACAGGCTCTACTAATACATTCACAATCCAAGTAGACCCAACTAACACTTACGGAGCTGATAGCTCCAATCAAAATGTTGCTGTTACAGGTGCTGGAAATACCTTTACATTAAACCAAGGCACATCAGCTTTAGCTGCTACTTTGGACTTAGATTGGATTATTCAAGGCTCTAATAACACTGTTGTTGCAAATATAAATATTGACGGAGCTACAAATTACATGGATATAGATGGTAGTGATAATACAGTTACTTATACAGGTACAGGTGTTAGTGCTTCAGCAGGAGGATATTTTTACTTAGACCACACAGGAGGACAAAGAAATTTTACAATCAAACAGCTCTCAACTCAGGACAATGACTGGCTTAAAATTATTAGTGTTGGTGGTAATGCTTCTTCCACAGTTTGCGTTATCCAAAACGATCAAGGAACCTCACTCGGCTGTTAGTATTGGTGGTGTTTCTGAGCTAAACGGCTCGGCACAAATAGTAAGAGATAAACCAGTAGATGCTACATTAGATTTTTCTATACAAAACAATGATGAAGCTATTACTTCTAATGGAAGAATGTCTATAACCTTTTTAGACGATAGTAAAGTAAGCTTGACAGAACACTCTCAATTGATAATTGACGAGTATATATTTGATCCTGATCCTAGCAAATCTAAAATGGCTCTTACCTTTGGACTTGGAACAGCTAGATTTATTACAGGCAATTTAAATCGTATAGACAAACAAAATATTTCTTTAAAGACTCCTACGGCTAATATAGCGATAAGAGGTACAGACTTTACAGTTACAGTAGATGAATTAGGTCGTAGTTTAATAATACTTCTTCCTGATGCTTTAGGCTTATCTAGTGGAGAAATTTTGGTAACTACTGGTATGGGTACAGTTACATTAAACAAACCCTATCAAGCTACTACAATATCTGTATTTGAATCTAAGCCTAGTAGCCCAGCAATACTAGACCTTACTTTAGATATGATTGATAACATGTTGATTGTTACTCCTCCTGAAGAAGAAGCTGTAATAGAACAACAAATTGTTACTAAAGCAAAAAATATATTAGATTTTAATGATCTAGATATAGATTATCTTGCCGAAGATTACTTAGCTACAGATGAT